TCCGCACGATTCCCCCCCCCAGGCGCCCGAAACGGCCGGTTGGGCGGGTGGAACAGGCATTGAACGAAGATTTGCGGGATTCCCCGCAGATCGGGCCCGGAGCGCGGGCCCAATTGCGGGCTGGGGCCCATGGCGTGGACCTGGCCGAGGATTTGGCCCGTCCCGACCTGATCGCGAAAGCGATCCTGGCCTATCTGGACGTGCGCCGAGCCTACGGTTTGGCTGGTGGGACCGCCGAACCCGTGGACCCGTTCGCCGCGTTCGTGGCCGGACTGTCCGCCCCCAGCGTGGGCCACCCCACGGACCCCTAACCGGCCCAGCTACGGGCCCGCGATCGGCGCGCTGGCCGACGCGCTCGGCTGGCCCCTGATGCCCTGGCAATTCGAAGTGGTGGACGTGGCCACCGAAGTGGACCCCGCCACCGGGCTGTTTGCGTACAGCCTGGTGGTGCTGACGGTCCCCCGACAGTCCGGGAAGACGACGGTGACCGGCGCCACCATGGAACACCGGACCATTTACCGGCCCCGCCAGCGGGTTTGGTACACGGCCCAGCTGGCCACGGTGGCCCGCGACTGGCTGATCAATGAGCACGTGCCCGGGCTGGCGCTGTCCCCGCTCGGCCCCTACGCGAAGGTGATCCGGGCCCAGGGCCGCGAGGGGGTCGAGTATCCCCACGGGTCCCTGTTCCGAATCTTCGCCCCGCAACCCGCGGCGCTTCACTCCCGTATGTCGGACCTGGTGGTCGTGGACGAAGCGTGGGCATTCGACCTGGAGCGCGGCCACCAGCTCGACCAGGCCATCGTGCCCACCCAGGCCACCCGGCCCGGGGCCCAGGTGTGGAAAGTGTCCACCGCCGGGGATGAAACCTCCCTATGGCTGTGGGAAGCGGTGACCCGGGGGCGGGCCGCCGTGGACCAGGGCCAGCGCTCGGGGGTGGCCTATTTTGAGTGGAGCTGTCCCGATGACCTGGACCCGTGCGCCCCGTCAAGCTGGGAGCGGTTCCACCCCGCCTACGGGGTCACCATCGGGGTGGCCCAAATGCACGCCGCGCTGGCCGAGCTGGGCCCCGCCGGGTTCAGCCGTGCCTACGGGAACCGCTGGCCCGATGGCATGGGCTCCACCGCGGCCCCGAAGATTCCGCCCGGGCGCTGGCAGGCGGTCCAGGTCCCCCCCATCCGGGCCGTCCCGTCCGGGGTCCGGGTGGCTATCGGGTTTGATTGCGCCCGGGACCGCTCCACCGGCGCCGTGGCCGTGTCCTGGGCCGAGCTCGGCGGGCGCCGGCGCTGTGAGCTCGTGGACAGCCGGCCCGGTACCGGGTGGATGGCCGAGCGCATCGGGGACCTGGTGGCCAAGTGGTCCCCTGTCGGGATCGGGTATGACGCCGCGGGCCCGGGGCTCGACATCGCGGACACGTTGGCCACCACCGGGCTGGCCGTCACCCCCATCAGGGGCCGGGAATGGGCCGCCGCGTGCACCGGGTGGCTGGCCGCCGTGGTGGAACGGCGCATCGCGGTGGGCGCGCACCCTTCGCTCCAGACGGCCGCAGAATCGGCCCCAGGGCGCGACACGGGGGACGGGGGGTGGGTGTGGCACCGGCGGGGCTCCGTGGCCCCTATCGCCCCTGTGGTGGCTGTCACGGCCGCCACGTGGGCCCTGGACCACCCGACGCTGGCGCCGGTGGCCAGCTGGACCGCGTTCTAGGTTCGCTTTTAGTGCTACCTGGTGGCGGCCTACGCTTTTAGTGCTACACTGGCCCCATGGCAACGAACCCAAACCCCTACGTTTGCCCCCGGGCCGTATGCGAGGAAAGGGGCAACCGTTCCACCGACCGTTGCCCCGTCCACGGGGTCCGATTGGTTCGGGATCGCCGACCGTGAGCACGGCGGAATATCAGCGCCAATGGCGGGCCCGACACGGGGCCCGCACTGGCGCGCTCGGCCGTCCCGCCGTCCAGCCGTGTGGCACCCTGGCCGCCTACCGGCGCCACCGGCGCCACGGTGAGACACCGTGCCCAGCGTGCCGCGCCGCCAACGCCAGCCACCGGCGGGGCCGCTAACCCGCTCGCGGGTGCTCGCGGCGGTTAGCATTCCGCCGCGGTGGCCCGCCTGCCCTGGAAGCGCTCCCCCAGCGCCAGCGAAGACACCCCCCTCGGTGGAGCGCTCGCGCCCGGTGGCACCCCGCCCGGATACTCCGGTGATTTGGAAGGGGCCGCCGAGCTGTTGCGCCGGCGCTGGGAACAGTCCGCCATAGACGAAGGTTCGTGGCTGTACGGCCCGGGCGGTATGTACGGCGGCCGGGTCCCCTGGGTGTCCGAATGGATGGCCCGACAGGTCCCCGCCCTGACCGCGTCCCTACGGCTGATCAGCGGGGTGTGTATGCAGCTCCCGCTACGTCACAAACGCGGCGAAGACGTGGTGGACCCGCCGGCGCCCATCGTGGCCAACCCCACCCCCGGGCCCAACCGGGCCCCGGCGGACTGGGTGGACGAATACGTGTCGGACATATTGCTATTTGGCAACTATGTCGCCCTGATCGGGCCGCCCGATTCCACCGGCTGGCCCACCCAGCTGGTCCCCCTGGACGTGACCACCGTGTCAGTGGCCCGGGACCCCGCCACGCTCCAGCCCGTCTACGCGCTGGAGGGCATGGAGGACGCCATCCCGGCCGATCGCGTGTTCCACGTGGCCATAGACAAGCGTTCGGGGGAGCTACGGGGCCGCGGGCTGATCCCCACCCTGTCCGCCCCCATCAGCTCGGCGCTGGCGGCCGACGCCTACGCCGGGCGCTACTTCACCGATTCGGGGATGCCATCGGGGGTCATCACCGACAGCCGGCCGAACCTGACCCAGGACCAGGCCAGCGCGCTGAAAGCCGCGTGGCTGGCCGCCGTGAACGGGGCGCCCGCCCCGGTGGTGGTGCCCAGCTCCACCACGTTCCAACCGCTGGCGGCCGACGCTGACAAGGCCCAGCTAGTCCAGGCCCGCCAGTGGGACGCGCAAACCATCGCCATGATGCTGGGGGTCCCGCCGTTCCTGCTCGGGATCGAATCCCAGCGCCACACCTACACGAACGCGGAAACCGAATTCGGCCGGTTCATAACCACCACGATCATGCGGCTGTTGACCCCGCTGGAACAGCAACTAACGCTCCAGTGCCTACCCCGGGGCAACACGGCCGAATTCTTCACCCAGGCCCTACTCCGGCCCGACACCCTGACCCGGGCCCAGGCGGCGGTGACGCTGTACGGGGCGGAGATAATCACCCTTCCCGAAGCCCGGGCCCTGGCCGGGTTCCCACCAACGGGTGGGCCGGAAGGTGAACCCCCGGCGCCGGCGCCGGTGTCGCCTCCCGCATTGGGCACGGTGCCCAGCGCCGGCGCCGGTGTGGGGGCCAACGGAAACGGGCGGGCGCTACTGGAGGTGACGCGGTGAAGGTGCTGACCCATGCCATGGCCACCACGCTGATGGTGCGCGACGACGAAGACAGCGACGGCCGCACGCTGGTGGGGTTGGCCGTCCCCTTCGGGGCGGAGCTGGACGTTTCGGACCTGTGGGACGAATACACCGAGGTCTTTCGGCGCGGCGCGTTTACGAAGACGATTCGCGAAGCGACGCGCCCCGTTCCCCTGCTCGGGTTCCACGATCACCGGGCCCCCCCCATCGGGGTGGCCACGTCCCTGGTCGAAACGGACGACGGACTGGCGGCCGCGTTCCACCTGTCGCGGACTGATCGGGCGGACGAAGTGCTGGAAGTGGTCCGGGACGGGGCCCTGTCGGGGCTGTCGATTGGGTTTGAACCGGTACAGCAAAAAGTAACGAAGGGGCCCACCCGGGAGCCCGCCAGCGCCCGGGACCTGGTGGAGCGCACCGAGGTGAACCTGCGCGAAGTGTCGGTGTGCAACTTCCCCGCGTTCGCCGGCGCCGGGGTCACCGGGATGCGGGCCGACAGCGCCCACCCGTCCCTGGAATCCCTCCGGCTCGAGCGGGGCCGGCTCGAGGTGGAGCGCTCCACCGCCCTGGACCGCTGGGGCCGGGTGGTGCGCCGGTGACCCAGGCCCAGGTGCTCCGCCGGTTTTTCGTGGTGTGCGCCGCCATTGCCGCGGTGGTGCTGGCGCTGGTGGTGCTGATCGGGAAACCGGACAACACGCTGGACCTGCTGGCCGGCGGGATCATCGCGGCCGGGGCGGGCCTGTTGGCCCTGCTGATCTAGTGCCCCGGCCCGACGCCATCGGAATTCGCCGGGTGGCGGCCGGGGAGAACGGGGAGGACGGGGCGCTGGTGTGTCGCGTGTGCGGCCGTACCTGGACCACCAGCCCCGAAACGGACGCCATCCTGGCCGAAGTGTTCGCCCACCACGATGACCACTTGACGGGCTCGGCCCCGTCATCCGCCACCCCCGACATATCCACGCGGTAGCGTCCGGGCCGAACGGATGCCGGCCGCCAGCCGGAGCCCACCGAGCACCACCGGGCCACCACTGGGCGCGTGTAGCCACTCCGGGGAAGACCGCACGAACGCGAACCCTGGAGGTTTTCAGTGATCACCCTGGTAGATGTGCTCCGCCAGTCCATAGACGAATTGCATGGCCGTATGAACGCGATCGAAGCGGGGGCCGTCGCTGACCAGCGCGAAACCCTGACCGATCCCGAACAGGCCACGTGGGACGAACTACGGGCCGAAGCGGAAGCGAAGACGGGACGGCTCGGGTTGCTGGTGGACCGCGGGGAGCTCGACGCCAAAGCGGGGGAGCTCATGGCCCGCCTGTCGTCCCCGAGCTCGGCCCCCGAACCCGTAGCCGAGCGCTCCGGCGCGTTCCCCTACCGGACCCCCGGTGAGTACGTCATGGGCTACATGCGATCCCGCCGCGGCGACACGGCGGAGGGGGCCCGCTTTACCCGCGCCCTGGCCGACGTGACCACGGCCCAGACTCCGGGCCTGGTCCCGCCCCAGGTCACTGGCGACGTGCTCGGGACGTGGCTGGGCAACCGCCCGTCCGTGGACGCCATGACGAAGCCGAATCTCCCGCCGGTGGGCATGGAGGTCCAGCGCCCCCACATCAGCCAGCACGTGGACGTGGGCCCGCACGCGGAGAAAACCCCCGTGGCGTCCCAGGCATTCACGCTGGACCTGGTGAAGATTGACCTAGCCAGTTACGCCGGCGCGGTGGACGTGTCGTGGGAGCTGGTCAACCGCTCCAGCCCCAACGCGCTGGACATCATCTTTTCTGACCTGGTGGGGGTCTACGGCCGGAAGTCCGACGCGGCCGCGTTCGGCGGGATGGTGGCCAATATCACCCAGGCCGAAGCGTGGGACGGGACGGCCGGGACGCTGGCCGCGGCCATCGCCGCGGCATCGGTGAAGTGTGCGACGAACGGGGAGGAAAACCTATTCCCGGACACCGTGTGGCTGGGGCTGGCCGCGTATGGATTGCTGGCGGGCCTGGTGGACGCCGGCGGGCGCCCGCTGTTCCCGTACCTGGCCCCAGTGAATGCCTACGGGACCGCTGACGCCGTGGGGAATATCTCCAGCGTCATGGGACTTCGCCCCGTCATTGATCCGTACATTGCCCCGAACAGCTTCCTGGTGGGCCCGTCCGACCAGGCCGAGTTTTACGAAACCCCCGGGGCTCCGGTCCAGCTGTCGGTGGTGGATGTCGGGGTGGCCGGTTACAACGTCGGGGTAATCGGGATGTGGGCCGCGGCCGCCGTGGACCCCATGCAATTTTGCAAAGTCACGTCCACGTTGCTCCCGCTGGAAGCGGACAGCGGAAGCGGGGGCCACACCACCCGGACGAAAAACGGCGGTTAGCTGACGTGACGACCCCATGGGACCCGTGGCTGTCGGTGGCTGGCTACAAAGCGTGGGCGCGTATCGACCCGGCCGACACCATGGACGACGCGGCCATACAACAGGCTGTGGACGCGTCGGCCGAAGCCATCGCGCTACGGGCCACCATGGGGTTCGTCTACGAAGACGACGGGACCACGCCGGTGCCCGTCCCCGCCATGCTGGTGGAGGGGGGCTATCTGCTGGTAAATCGGCTGATGTCTCGGCGCAACAGCCCGGACGGAATGGTGGGTGTGGCCGATATGGGGGTGGCCCGTATCGCCAGCACTGACGCCGACATCAGCGCCAACCTGTCCCCCTGGACGCCGGCCGTGGTGGCATGACCACCGGGGCCGACGACGCCATGGCCGCCATCGTGGCCAAGCTGGTGGCGGCCGGGGTCCGGGCCACCACCGACCAGTCCGCCCTAAACCCGCCGGGGGTGCTGGTGCTCCCACCGGGCCGCACGTATGACCTGGGATGTGGCTACAGCGCCCACTTCGCGCTGTACGCGGTGGGGCCGGCGCCCACGGGATCGGGGGCGGGCTCCAGTATCGGAATTCTCAATCAGCTACTAGACGACATCGCCGGTGCCGGTTACTCCGGGGAGATGTCGCGCATCGCCTACCCGCACGGGTCCCAAATGCTGCCCGCGTTCATCATCTATTTCACGGAGGTTTGCGACTGATGCCAATTACTGAGTCACGCGTACGGAACGGAACCCTCACCTTTAACGGCGAAGGGGGCGGCACCGTGGGGACCGGTGTTCAATTCGCCTGTCAAGCGTCGGCGGTGAAGGTCACCCCCACTTACGAAGATGACGGCTCGGCGGTGGAGACACTGTGTGGGGACACGTTGCCCGCCGGGAA